TTGTGTTTTGCCACTGCGGCATTGCTATAGTTTTCGATAGTAAAAAATCCGCTAGCAAATCCATTGCTCGGGTACGCAGAATCGGTATTCATAAAGCATTCGATCTGCGACATCGCAGTCCCATCATGGTAATAATTTGACCCCGAGTCGCCATTGAACCGTACATACAACGCCAAAAGCGGCCCGCCAGTCGCTTTTGCTCGCCCGTAATACTTGAACATCAAACTTGTAAATGTCTGTGGTATAGATGAAAATGTAACGGTGGTAACAGTTCCGCTGAGCGACACCGTTGATCGCGCCAGCAGCACCGGCACGTTGCTGACCGTGTGGACATGATCGGCCCTCGCCAGTGTCGTGAGACTCCCGGTTCCAAGGCTTGTGGTTTGTCCGTTGACAACAACCGGCGCGCCGAACGCTTCCCGACCATGGACGTGATCCGAACGACTGAGCGTACTCGCCGTGCCAGCCGACGCGCTGTCGCCGACGGCTGACGATCCGGGAGTACCGGCACCAGGCATCGCGTGGACGTGATCCGCAAGCGCAGGTGACGCGCTCGTACCGGTTGACTGCGTGCTGGACACCGTCAGCGCGGATGGTGCGGCCCCGGCCGGAAACGCGTGCTTGTGATCCTCACGCGCCACCGCCACCGACGTTCCAGCCGCCGCCGTCCCGCCGATTGTCGAGGCAGTGATCGTCGTCCCGAACGCCTCACGGCTATGCCTGTGATCTGACCGGGCCACCGTCGTCGCCGTGCCCGCTGACGCCGTGTCCGCAACCGCCGATGCGCCCGGAGTCCCGAATGCTTCCCGCCCGTGCTGATGATCCGAACGTGCCGCCGTCGTCGCAGTGCCTGCGGCGGCACTGTCACCAACCGCTGACGACCCGGCAGTTGCGAACGCCGGTGCGTTGACGGTGACGGCACCCGTGGCACCGGACACACTTACGTTCGTCCCCGCGACGATGCTCGTGACGCCGCTGTTGCTGACCGTGAGCGTCGTTGTGCCACTGATCCCGATCCCGCTTCCAGCCGCAAGACTGGCGGACACGGTCGGCGTCGTGGTTCCCGAGACCGTGATTCCGTTCCCGGCCGTGAGCGACTGGACGCCGGTATTCGTGACGGTCAGCGCCGTCGTACCTGACACGCTAATCCCGCTGCCAGCCGTCACGGAGTTGACGCCGGTCGCACTCACGGTGATTGATGTAGTCCCGGACCCTGCCACGCTGATCCCGGTTCCGCCGGATACGGTCGGTGCGGTCAGCGTCACGTCACCGGTGGACGCGGACACGCTGATCCCGGTACCACTCAGACTCCGCACGCCGGTATTGGTGATCGTGAGATCCGAAGTGCCCGTGACGGTCAGGCCGGAGGATGCAGTCACGCTGTTGATCGCGCCGGAACCACCGGACCCAGACCCGCCAGACCCGGACCCGGGTATCCCTGGCGGACCCATCAATCCACGCGGCCCGCGCTCCCCGCGTTCCCCACGATCCCCCTTTGGTCCCGGCACCGGTGCGGTCGCTTCAAGCACATCGACGCGGTCGAGCACCTCGGCCAGCGTCCCGTCCTGCCTTGCGTCGACGGCTTCGTTCACCGTCAACCGTTGCGCGATGCGGACCAGTTCCTGCGCCTGTGCAGCCGTCAGTTCCCGCGTCTCGCCGTGCGCCGCATCAATCGCGCTCGTGACCGCCTGCACCGTCCCGAGGTCGGCGCGTAGTCCGTCGATCAGGCCATCCTGCCGCGCCTCGGACCCGTCGTGTTCCGTCAGCCGTGACGAGATCGCGTCGAGCGCCGCCTTGCGCTGCTCCTCGACTTCGTCGATCCGTGCCTGGACGGCACGCATCCGCCGTCCGGTCTCGCGTGCAAGGATGTGTGCGGCTGCCTCACCGCGCGTCGTGCCTTCGCTCATTTCTCGGCTCCGAGACTCTCCCGAATCGCCGACGCGATCCCGGGGACATCGAGAGCGTCGTACGCCATGCCAAGGATGGCAAGCGCGTCGCCCTCGTGGGAGGCAGGCAGCGCCCGCCCTTCGGTTTGCATTGGCCCGTCGAGTTCCGCCACGCGTGCCTTCGCCCAGCGTTGCGCCCGTTCGGACTGTCCGCGGGTCCCACCGCCCCACAACGCGTGTGCAACGACGCCGGGTGACGGGTAGTCCGGATTGTCCGGCGATGCGGCCGGTGCGTCCAAGTCGACCATGTGACGCGCGAACCAAGCGGCCATCCGGCGGACCTTGGCGTCACTGCACGATCCCGCGCTGAGTTGTCGCGCCTCGCGGACCGTCTGCGCGGTGACACCCTCGCCCGCCAGGCCATCCTCGTACCACGCGAGACCGCGCCGGACGTTCGTCCGCATCCATTCGGGGACCTCGATGGCACGCTCCTCGATGTCCCACGCCTCGCCGTCTTCCAGCATGCGGGTGGAGACTTCGCGGATGATCGCACGCGCACTGGCGCTCGGTTGCGCCGGTGTCGATGCGACCACGTCCGTCGGCGTCGCACCCATCGTGCCGAAGTTCAAGGGCTGTATCAGGCTGTCACCATCCGTCCCGACGCCGTTCAGGTTTTCGAAACTGCGGATCTCATTGACGGACAGCCAGCCCCACTGACGGCCGACCGCGTACGCGTCGTACCGGGACTTGATGTCCCCGCGTAGCAACGCGTCGACGCTGTGCTCGATGTACAACCCTTGGCGTTCGGATGGGTAGAGCAGCGTGTTGAACGACTGCTCCAGGCGCACGCACCACGGGCGGATCGTGTGGACCACGAACTCGATGGACTGATGCTCGATGTTCGAGTACGTCGCGCGTTGAAGATCGCCCATCAAATGCAACGGCACCCGGAATATGCGCGCGATCTCCTCAATCGAGAACCGGCGCTGTTCGACGAACTGGGCATCCTGAAGCGGCATCCCCATCGACTGCCACTCGATGCCCTCTTCGAGAACGGCGACGCGGTGCGCGTTGTCGAGACCGCGGTGCGCGGATTCCCACGACTGCTTCAGTCGCACGGCTGCGTCGTTGGACAGCCGCCCCGCGACTTTCAGGACGCCGCCTGGTCGACCGTTGTTCCCGAAAAAGCGGCCGGCAAACTCGCGCTCCGCCTGTTCCAGTCCGACCGCGTCGCGGTGCACCGCAATCGGCGACAAGCCCATAAGCCCGTCGCTCGACAGGCCGCGGATGTGCAAGATATCGTCGGCTGCGTAGACGCGCTGTCCGCCGTCGTGCGTCTGGACGACGTACACAAGGTTCGGCACCGGGTCCGCCTCCGTTGCCACGTCCACCTTGACGGTGACGCGGTCCGGCCTGATCGGCCACAGTGCGCGTGGTCGTCCGGACGGCCACCGGTCAATCCATGTGTACGCGTTGCCCCACAGGAGCAGGCTCGCCAGTTGCTGTTCACGGTACTCGACCGCTGTCTGCCTCGGGTTCGGGCGGTCGTGCAGGATCGGGTACAGCGGATGTTCCGTCGCGATGGCGCGACCGTCCGTACCGCGCTGATACACCCGGAGCGGCAGGGTGGCGATGCTCTCGCTGATGATCCGGACCGCTGCCCAGACCGCAGTGCTGCCAACCGCCGTCGTCGGCGTCACCGCCCGTCCAGTCGTGTTCGCGCTTCCCGCCATCGCCTGGGCAAGGTGCGGCCACCAGTAGTTGCGGTTCTCGTTGCTGCCGAACAGCGCACGTCCGATCACGCTCATCGTTGTTGCCTCCGTGACGCGCCGAGTGCGCCGATCCATAACAGGATACCGATCAGGCCAAGGATAACGAGCGCTGCCGGGACGGACCATAGGCCGACCCCGGTAACCAACAATATCACCCCGATGATCCCGACCGCGTCGATGATGATTGCGCCGTACTCGTCGCTCATAGGACCAGCATCCCCCGCTCCTCGTACACCGATGCGCCGCCTGCGTTCCGTGACGCGCGGTCGATCCCCATGATCAGCGCCACAATCCCGTCGATCCGTTGCCTCGCCTTGTGTTTCGCAGGCCGGACGTTCCCCGCCGCGTCGCTGATCACCACGAGGTTGTCCGCTTGCCAACGCAGGATCGGATGATTGGCGTGCCGTAACTTGCGCCCTAGCGTCAGTTGCAACAGTGCACTCGTGGGCGCGGCCATCGATGCCATGCCTTGAGACATCGGTGCCATGTCGATCCCGTCAGCCACCAGTTCCTGCACCAGTTGCGTGGCTGCCCACCGGTCGTAGGATATTCCACCGATGACGTACCGTCGCGCCAGTGCGTTCACCTCGGCGCGAACGTGCGCGTAATCGACCACGTTCCCCGGGGTCAGCGTCAGCAGTCCCTGCCTCGCCCACACGTCGTACGGCACGCGATCCCGCTCGGACCGGCGCTTGATGTCGTCACCAGGCAGCCAGAACCTCGGGACCACGTCGTACCGCCCGTCACCGCGTGGGAACACAAGCACGAGCGCCGTCATGTCTGTCGTAGCCGACAGATCCAGTCCGCCGTAGCACACCTCGCCGTCCAGTTCGTTCTCCAGATCGGCAAACGTCACGCCACCGGCGCAATCGGCCCACGCCTCCATCGGCAGGTAGCGCGTTTCCTGATTGACCCACTGGCACAGGTGCAAGCGCCGGAACGCGCTTTCGTACGCCGGGACGGCCTTGGCGCGTGCGCATTCACCGGCGAGGTATTCCTCCGTCACCGTGTGCCCGAGCGAGGGATTGGCCTTGCGCCAGACCGCCGGATCATCCCACGGCTCGTCAGGCTCGGCCCCGTACAGCACCGGCAAAAACGACGGGTCGTCCACGACGCCGTCACGGACGCGTTCGGCATATTCGTGCAGTTGTCCACCGAGGCTGTTGCTTTCGAAGCCCGCGGTCGTGATCCCGATCATGAGCGGCTGGCGACGCGCACCCGTCGACGTCGACAGGACGTCCCACAGTTCCCGTGACGGCCACGCGTGCACCTCGTCCGCGATCACGCACGATGCGTTGAACCCGTGCGACCCGCCTGCGTCGGATGCGATCACGCGAAGCATCGAGGATGTGGCCACATCCACGATCCGGCGCGTCGATGGCACGACCTGCAGCCGTTTGCGTAGTGCTGGGTGCTGGCGGACCATGTCCGCGGCTATTCCAAAGACGATTGCCGCCTGGTCGCGGTCGACGGCAGCGAGGTAAACCTCTGCGCCGGATTCACCATCTGCGATCAGGTGATAGAGCGCCAGTGCTGCGCACAGGCTTGACTTGCCATTCTTTCGTGGCACCTCGATAAACGCGGTGCGGTATTGCCGATTGCCATCCGGCCTCAGGGTTCCGTAAATATGACCGACGATGTCAACCTGCCAAGGCAGAAGCAGCAATGGCTTCCCGGCCCACTCGCCCTTGGACTGCCTCAGCGTCTGCACGAATTTCGTGACTCGTTCAGCCGACATCCCACCACTCACGGTCTGTTGGCGCTTCCTGAGCCTTGCCTACGCGTATCCTCGTCCGCATGGCCGGAGTCATGCCGAACTCGGAGGCTGCACGTAGGAACTCCGCTTGCGCCTCACGTGCAACTTTGAGCAAAGGATGCAAGGCATAGTTTCCCGAACCGTCCTTGTAGATAACTGATCCGGCACGTGTCAGTTCACGTTGACAATCAAGCCAACGGGCATAACTCGAACAGAACGCTGCAAACGCCGCCGTGTCTATGCGCGTCAGCACGCCAGCCTCTAGCAGTTGCTTCCCGTCGCGTCGCCAGATTGCTTTGGCACGTGTCGTCAACTCGCTTGGTGGCGTTGGCAACCGCATGGAAAACGTAGGTTCCTCACGGTTGATCGGCCCTTTGCCGGGATTGCCTCGTAACAGTTTCAGTGCGGTTGGCACTGGCTTGCGCCCGCCACCGGGTCCGCGTGTCGTCATGGTTGTACTCCCGCAGGATCGGCCGGACCAGTGACGTTCCAAAATAGAACGGTTCCCTGCCCATGGTGCTGTCGGCACATTTCCCACGCCTTGGCGTCGTAATGCGGACAACTCGGAAACGGAGGATGACTCCGCGCGACTGCCCCGAATGGCGATGGGTAAACGTAAATCTTGGCGCCAGCCACCTCGGATGATGTCAGGGTACGTCCAATCTGCACAACGCACCGGCGGGCATCCGGCCAGGCGCGTGCAAGTGCCCTAGCAAGAACCCCACTGCCAGCCGCACACCAGACCTCATCTGGCGTGGCGCCGGTAGATCTCGCCGCCTCGGCAATGATGTTCACCGCCTCTGGCGTGTCCATGCCGAACGGCAAGTGCGTGGCCCCGGTGGCATCACAGAAGGCTTTTGCCCGCGCACGAACGACGGCGAGGTATCCCGGCGATACCTGATAGATCGCAGCGCCTAGTGCCTTTGCCATCAGTGACCGCGGATGTGGCTTGCCTCGCTTTGCCACGAAAATCGTCGCGCGCCTGCTCATCGCACGAGCGACGGTCGCAAGTGCTGTCTGCGCTCCGCCCTCGGCTGGCGATGCGTAGACGATGTGCTCGTGGCGCTCGAACATGCGGCTGATAAAGCGGGTTTTTGTTCCGCCCGTCAGCAAGTCATCGCGCACGACCTCGATGCCGTCATGCGTCCGGACAATCGGCGATGCGTTCATAGTCGCTCGCCCCACGGTCTGCTGTCCGGTTGGTCGACCTCATCATCGGCAAAATCCGGAACGGTGACGTCCACCACGCCGCATGCCTCGGCGGCTGCGCGTGCATCACCCTTCAAAAACACCAGCACATTCTGATGCGTTTTGCCCATCTTGCGCGTCGCCGAGAATTGCTTCCCGATGCGGATCGGCAGCGAGCCGACGGCGGTGACCAGGATGGCCTCGTTGTATAAATGCAGTCCTGCATCTCGAAATGCCTGCACGGTGTCGCCGACGAAGTTGCGATAGTTCCCCTGCTTGTCGCGTACATCGCCGACGACAAAACATGCAAATCTGTCTGGCTTCAGCAATTTGCAGGAGTTCTCGATTATGGCGCGGTATGCCGTCAGGAAATCCTCGTACGTCATTGCGGAAAGGTCCGCCGGGTCATCGCTGTAGATCTCCAGATCGGCATACGGCGGACAGGAGAAGATCAGGTCTGCGCTCACATCGGCGCACGTCTCCATGATGGATTGGCTGTCCCCGATGATCCACGATGGCTGGATGTCATCGACGCCCAAAACCACATCTGCCTGTCCCCGATTTGCCATGACCTGATTTGCGCGCAGTTCGACGCCGGTATATCGCCTGCCAAGTTTCGATGCGACGATACCTCGGACCGATCCACCTGCAAATGGATCAAGGACATGATGACCAGGCGCGCAAAACCAACGGTAGATCAGTTCGGTCAGCACCGGATCAAAGACGCTGGTTCCCGTTGTCTCCGTGTAGTGCAGGGTGCCGTCCGGATTGCGCGTGACATTGCCGCCATGCGGTGGCGTTGAGCCGTGCGCAGGTTTTCCCGGCGGCGCGGTCGTTATCCTGCGGCCCGACCCATCGCCCCGAGCATTTGAAACGCCGTAATCTGTCGCAGGTCGCGGTGATCCGCCGGGTGATACCTTGCTGTTTGCTCGGTCAAGAGGTAGAGGCGCGCCAGATATGGCTGCATCCCTGCCAAGTTCCGACTTGATCCCTAGCGACAGCCACGCGCGTTTCCGCTCCTGCCACCATCCCTCACGCGCATTCAACACGGTGAATGGAGCGATCAGGAAACGATCCGCGATGTTTCCAACGGATTTCTCGCGCGTCATCGGTTCGGCAGTATCGATGGTGGCCGCCTCGGCCGTCTTGGCAATCAGTTCCTGCAACGCCGCATCGCCGGTCGACACGTCCGCTAGCAGTTGATCCAAGATCGCCTTGTCGGCAGTTGCCATGGCGCTGATCGGATCAAGCGTCGCTAGCACCAGTTTTTCCTCGGCGTCCGTCAGGTCAACATAGACGACTGGAACGGTCGGCTCTTTCCGCGATATCGCCAAACCAACGCGTGCGTGCCCGTCGACGATATGTCCTGTTTCGCGATTGACGATCACGCGCTGCACCCATCCAACTTCGCCGAGAATGCCAGCCAGCGCGTCGACCTGGTTGCGAGGATGAACGCGATAGTTCAACGGATTGGCTAGCAGGTCGCTAGGTGATACCTCAGCCTCACCAACGATGCGGTTTCGCCAACTGGACGCGCCATCGTTACGCTTGCTCACGCGTTTTCCTTTAGGCCCTTATTTCCCGGACACGCATTCCGAGGTAGGCGCGGGGATGTAGGCCAGGGTGGCTGGTGCATCCCCCCGCCCCGGCCCCTC